CGCCGTTCCGGTGGCGGAATGTTTATTGGCAACTTTGCTGTTACCCGCTTTGAAGTAATCGTACTGTGCCTGATAGTTCGGCTCCGCATCATTACAATACTGGTGCGTTGCAAAAACCTCATACTCGGACAGCAGGAACAGATAATCCGTGGTAGAGGACACATTGCTGGCGGTATTGCCACCGCCCTTATTATCCGTATACTTCGTGCAGGACTTCATCACCGCCCGCAGGTCAGAGGGAAGTGCGGCCAGCAACGTGTTGGCGGTCGGGCTGGTGGGAGAGCTTGCGCTACCAAGCACCTTGCTCCGCATCTGACTGCTCCCCCAGCCGCCAGAGTTTGTGTTGCTGGTGTTCATCGTGAATGCGCCAGACGTGGAAGTCGTGCTGCCGTAGCTGCTATCCACCAGACCAACAAACTTGCCGCTGATCTTGCCCAACAGGAAGTGGATGCGGTTGCTGCCCTCCTTGCCGGAATTGTGGTTGAAACCGATGATAAAGGCATCAACTTTCAAGCTGGAGATCGTAGTCGCACCCACCTTGCCATTGATTGTCACGGACTTCGTGGCACCAACAGACCAGTAGTTTGCACCCTGCCCAGCATCGCTGACAGCCTTGATGACTGCCCAGCTGTTGCTGCTGAGCGTTTTGGACACCAGCGTAACGGCCACCGTGAACGTCTTGCTGGACGGTGCAGTATAGTTGGTATCTGCACCCACATTGACCGTAATAGTGGCACTGCCGGTCGCCTTTGCGGTCACCGTGATGGTGGTGCCGGAAACACTTACCGTTGCAATGTTCGTACTGCCAGAGGATGCGGTCACCGTACCGCTGCCCGGCCGCGTAACAGTGATGGTGCCAGAGGTTTTCGGGTAGGTCAGGCTCAGACTGCTTGCGGACAGCGTAATACTGCCGGTCGCCTTGCCGATCGTCCACGAAGCGCTCTTGGCCGTAGTCGTCCCATCCGACCACTTATAATTGGAAGTCGGGGTAAAGGTGGCGCTGTAGCTGCCAGCGTTGGTTGCGCTGCTCGTGCCACCGATCGTCAGCTGAGAACTGTTATAGTTGCTCCACGACGGGGACTGCGCCGAGCCATTGTAAGTCACGCTACCGGTCTGTGCCGGCACATTCTTGACCTCGGCTCGGCCAATCGTCCACGACACACTCTTGGCTTCCTGCGTGCCGTCCGTCCAGACATACTTGCCGATGGGCGTAAACGTGGCCGTATAGGTGCCAGCATTGATGCCGGAGGTCACGCCCCCGATCGTCATCATGCTGCTGTCATAGCCTTTCCATGTGGGACTCTGGGTGGAGCCGGTATAGGTCAGGCTCCCGCTCTGGGCGGGCACGGCCTGAATCGTCAGGGTCAGCACAGAAAGCGCATCAATGGCTTCCTGCACATTCGCCGCCGAAATGCCGGACTTGCTGTTGTCGTAGGAAATATCTGCCGCAGTGCCGCCGGACGAACCGCCGCCACCGCCAGCATTAAAAGGACCCCATGCCATAAGATTAACCCTCCTTTGCCGCTGTTGCGGCCGTGATGATGTGGTACTGCGCCGAAATCGTAGCTGTTGGCACCGATGCCGCACGAAGCCGGAGGATGCCGGCACGGCTTTCGGTCGCAACAAAATTTGCCGCTCGTGCAACTACGCTGCTGGCCGGGGCAACATCCACCGCCACATAGTCAGCCGCCGTTAAGCCGCTGATTTCAATGTCGATGTAATTCGTATAGCCGGGAACGCTGCTGTCCGTCTTCCAGCCAGTTGCAGGGATGGAAAAAGAAACAAAGTTCGCTTTGTCTGCTTTTACTCCATCCATCTCATCTAAAGCAGCAGCCGCGGCATCAGCTACCAGTGCCGCCCGATCTTTTGACTTCTGGGACACAGCCCGAAGCTGGGAAAGGGTCGTGAGC